GCATAAGAGTATCTAATCTTGAAGGTTCCCCAGCATAGATCAGTCATATTGTTTATGTAGACAGTAAATGATCCACTATTAGGAACTACTGAGAACTGCCAAGAGGCTCCTGCGTGTCTATGAGCTTCTACATCATTGTCTACTGTGCTATCACCCATAATGAAGATTTGAACATAGCTAGTGCTTGAGATGTTAGCGTCTGTAACCACAAAAGAACCATCAGCGACTGGAGAAGCGCCAAAATCAATAGTAGTAGTCCCTACTGATCCGCCTCCACTTCCTGAGATTGTTAAATTACCTGATCCAAGTAAACTGTTACCATTGATGGTCTTAATGTTAGTACCAGATACAAGTGCTTCTTGCTTAGATGCAGGAGTAATAGCAGCCCAAGAAGTTAGATCAGCATCATAGGCTTGAACAGTAGTTCCAATAGCGGCAGATGTTAAGTATCCTGCGCTTGCATGGTTGCCCCACCCATAGGCTGTATTCCAGTTAGAACTATTGTTTGTAGTGGTGTACCACGAAGAGGCTGTGTAAATAGGATCAGTTTCAGAACCGCCTCCACCACTTACAGTACCATTCTTCCAAAGCCCTGTAGATGCTTCATATTTAAGTACTTGACCATCAGAAGGAGTTGTTATCTGTACGTTATGTAGTTCATCAAGTTCATAGCCATTCTGAACCTTAACATATACGGAACCAACAGTAGCGTGCTGTCTAACACAGTAGCCAATCATCACTGTATGCTGAGGAGCAATGGGCTTAGTAGTAGTCAATCCACCGGCAACTGTAGGAGATAAGTAAATGATAGCTCCTTCAGCAAAACTAGAAGTGTCCACATTACGTACCATACCTTCAGTGGTTACAAACCCTGTCTGGTTATCAGCAATGTGCTCAGTAACTACTCCTAATACAGCAGCAGATGTTAAGTCACTATCAGCTAAGGCCCTGCCAACAGTCATTCTGTTGCCTTGAGCGCCAGTTACATAGACAACTTCCATGTCTACTAAGGTAGTGCCTGTCTTATTAGTCACAGGCTGTACCATCTCTTGACCTACTTGTAAGGTAACGTTACCGCCCTTTAATCCTAAATCAAGAGTACCATCAGTGTCGTTCCAGACAAATCTACCAACAGCACCTGTAATACCTGTAGATTGTAAATTAAAGTCTAAGTAATCAACAGCGTTAATAAGGTTAGTCTTAGAACTGCTCATAATGTAAGCAGCTTCAGACTGGCTGATCATACCAGCGTCAATCTCATTACCGTCAGATAAATAAACAACTAGATGACCATCAGCAGCAATCTCTAAGTTAGTAACTGAGATACCGTCTTTACCGTCAGAACCATCTACACCATCTTTACCGTCTTTGCCTGGTTTACCGTCAAGTCCATCACGGCCATCTAAGCCTTTATCACCTTTATCTCCTTTAGGGCCTTGTGGACCTTCAAGTTTAGTGACAGTTTCAGTCTTAGAGGAAAGCTCACTAAGTTGCTTCCTAATGTCACTAACAATAGTAGCTAATTTAATGAGCTTTTCCGTGTCTTCCATCTTATTCGCCTAATGCTTGATTGAATTGTTGATCAGATTGTTTCTTAGCATCTACTTGCATCTTAGCGATACGTTCGTTACTGGCAATGTCTTGTTCCTTAAGCATCAACTCAGCCATCTTGACTCTACGTTCAAAGTCAGCAGCCTCATTGTTGTCATCCAAGTTGTTAGACAAGGCAGAAATCATCCTAGCCTTCATCTCTTCAGGTGCCAATTGAGCCTCTACAAGGGCCTTCTGAGCCTCTGCTTGAGCCTTTTGAGCTTGAGACTGCTTAAGAGCCATATCAGCCTGTGCAGCAGCCATTTTAACCTGTTGAGCTTGCATCTGAGCTTGTTGAGCCTCTGGAGAGGGCTTAGACAGTTCAGTAATTTTAGCAATCATCTCTTCTCTGTTAGCCAATCCCATGTTATCAATCACAGCAGTAATCAACAACGGATAGATTGGACTATCTTGACCAACAGTCTGCAATAACTGCACTAACTGAGTCACTTCATACTCGCGTGCAATGACGCCAAGTGAGCTAGAAGCAATAAAGTTATAGTCTTTAACAGGATAATGCTCAGGATCGAACTGCATATAACGCCATGCAGCCTTCTCAACGAAGGGAATCAAGAAAGATTCTTGGAAATTGATCAGAGTACGTTTATGTCTCTTGATGATCGCACCTAAAGACATACTAACTGCACCTGCAGCAGCTTCACCGTTGATAGAACCAGGAATACCAGCAGCATCAACTGCTCCAGTAGCCATCTGAACCATCTTCTGAAGCTCACCAGCCTGTGCAAAGGTGATCTGATCGACAGAACCGAACTTAAACGGAAGCATAATCTCAGCAGGATTACCGTTAGTAAGGATTGCCTTACCCGGTTTAATCTCAAACTTACTTCCACGAGGCAGTCTAGTGGCATCCATAGCCATCATCGGGTGAACAGTCAATGCCAAAGCATCAACTCTAGCTCTCAACTCTGCATCCAGAGCCTTCTGAGAGTTATAACCCTTCTCAACAATGCCTCTACCCCAGAACATACCGGGAACTACATCCCAAGGAAATGCAATAACAGGTCTGTCTTGCATCATGTAAGGGTTTTCTTCGACCTTTAAGAGGGTTCCACCGTTAGCAATAACAACGATTGCTTCAACGTAGTCACCTTCTTCAATCTCTTCCTCTTGTTTACCTTCCATGAACCGTTCAAAAGCCTTCTCTTTACGGGCTTCTTCACGCTCATATGCTTTATAACCGGGCTGTCCTTCTTCAACTTCTTCAGTCTCGAACTCAGCAGGCTCATTAACAGCAACATCGAACAGGTAACGAGGGACTAAACCATAGTATTTAGTCAGTCTAACCTTGTCAACAGGGGCTAAGGACAGTTCTTTATCCTTATCCAAGGAAGTATCGCTATCAACGTCAATGTCTTCATCACGGTAGATACCATCTTTAATGGCAATCTGTACAGTGTGGAGAGGTACGAACTCATCAATGACCACACCAATAGCTTCTTCAACAGTAGAAGCCACAGGATCAATCAAGAAGTTCTGAGGTTGGATAGGACGTAGCTTAACAACAGTTCTAGGTGTAATATGAACACCATAAGCCATCAAAGAACCATCCATAATAGGCTTAGTTCCAGGCTTCTGTTCCTTGATTTCTTCAATGACAATCTCAGCTACGCCAGTGCCATAGACAGCAGCGTTTAACAGAGACTCTGCAATGGCTTTACGTACCTTGGTCTTGGAGAAGTCTTCATGGAGTTGTTCACGTAGAAAGACAACATCCTTCTTATCTTCATCTTGTCTGTCATCCTTGATGTCAAAGAACTTACCACGACCAAAGGTGGCTTCCTCGACCTCAGCAACAGCACTCTCTACGGCCTGCTGAGTAGCAGGGGAGATAAGTCTAGATCGTTCACTTTCACGGGTTTTGTCCTCAGCAGACCAGATACCACGCCAAATACGATAATACTCATCATGTTTAGCTTCAAAGTTAGACTGGTAGAAGTCTCTCCATGACTCCACCTTGGTCATCACCCAATTTTCTAGCTTGAGTGATTTCAAGCTGTCGTCAGAACCATTCATTTGTTTATTCCTTATCAATATCCAGAGTAGCTGTCGATAACTTCTACTTCAGCTTCTTCATAATCGTATGTATGACTACTAGTAGCGATTTGAGCGATGTAAGCTAAAGCATCCACTTGGTCGTCATGTACCCCAGAAGAAGGAAACAATAAGATTTGCTCAATCAGCTCACTGTTATCGTTATCTTCGTTTAGGATAATTCTACCGTGCTCCATGAAGCCTTGTAAAGAGCCTGTTATACGATCAGCCTTCTTTTGGTTTTGGTGAGTCAAGTCTACAATATGGAAAAACTTATTGTATCTCCGCATCAAATCGCCTAAGTACGGCATCACAGCGTTCTTTAACGCTCCTTTTTCGATACCTACAACAATCGGATTAAACTCGTCTACAACTTTTAAAATCTCTTGTGCAGTCTGTTTAATGTCCCAGCGGCCTGCTTTAACTTCTTTTACAAACCATGTTCCGTCTGTATCAGAAACTTTCACAATCGCTATTGCTGTTTCATCAAGCCTTTTCTTAGAAGAACCAGAAGATTTTGCAACCTCTTCAAAACCGGCTAAGTCTACTGCCACAAAGTAAGAACCATACTGAGGCTCTGGGCCTGTTTTAATCCACTCTTCTTTAAAAATCTGCTGACCGGCTGTTGCGAACGAAGCCATAAATTCCTGATTAAACACCAAGGTACTCAATGTCTTCTTAGCTTCTTCAATTTCTTCAGGAGGAATAGTTGGATTATCTCTTGTGGTTAAATGCCATGATTTCCATTCACTATTAGTTCCCGACATGCCCATCTGAAACCACTCATAGAAATGGTTTCTACCATCCGGGGTTGAGATGATTACTGCTTCACCTTTAAGATCAGCAAGAGCAGGACGAATAATTTTAGTAAAGACATCCTCTGGGACAAAGCTAGCTTCATCAATAACAGCAAAATATAACTTTAAACCACGAAGAGCATCTTTGTTTTCACCGGAGCGAATGTAAATTTTTCTTCCAGTGGTAAGCACTATGTCCATATTGTTAACGTGTGCTGATTTTACTAACGAGCCGCCTTGCTCAATTAAAGCCTCCCATGCAATCTGCCGAGCCTGGGCAAGCGTTGGCGCACAGTACAGGACAGCGGAGCCTTCTGGGGCTTCTAAGGCCTTTGCTAGAAGCATTTTGATGGCTAAGTTTGACTTACCACATCGACGGCCTGCCGCAATGACCTTAAATCTTGCTTTAGACTGCCAGCATTCAAGCTGCCACGGTAGAAGTTTCCACGAAATTTCCATTATATTTGTTTCCTTTAGTCATATTTTCGGAAGCCGTTATGACTCGGTGTCGTTATAATCGTGAACTTCTATGTCAGTTACATCTTCTACAGTCTCCACCGTAGGCTGTCCTAGTGTAGAAATGTTGATACTAATCTGTGGCACGCCACCACTACCATTCTTTTGAGCAGAAGGATCAAACACAGACATCGGTACAATACGATCAGTAATTAACTTAGCAGCAGCAGCCCAATGCTTATGCTCAGTATCTAGAGCCACTCCAAAGATTGCTTCCAGTACTTTAGCAGACTTAGGACTATTTAACATCCTATCTCTGTACTCATTGATAATCGCCTGAGTACCCTTAGGTCT